CGGAATATACGGATTTCAATGGCGTGCCTGGCAAGGGCATGGGGGTGGCGACGGCGGACGAAAATGGAGCGGGGGAAGTGGGTGCCCGCTCAGTTTCGATCGGTGCGTTGGATTTGGACGCCACCGCAGGGTCTTCGCGGATGTTCGGCGTAGCGACGACACCCGTCGGAGGCGATGGGCTCGTTGTTATCGGTGCAGTAATCTGTATAGCGGGAGGGCGCTCTGGTGGTGCGGAAGCCCTGGAGGGTCCTGTTGACGCTGGTGCGGACATTGCCAGCTGTATCGGCTCTCGGAAGTCGGCATGATGGGGCAGGGCTTTTTCGGGCGCGAGGGATCCGACGGGACCAACGTTGAATTCAGTCAATCCGTAGCTCGGCGCCGGCATTGACTGAGGCAACGACGCTCGGAAATCTGGGTGGGCGGGGGTAACAGAAGACAGGCTCGTGGAAAGGCTGTGTAGGGCGAAAAGGCCCGCGGAGGAACTGGCTACAGCGCGGTCCAATGCTTCCAGGTCTTGGCGGATGGCGGCCACTCCCGAGGAAACGCCGTTGTCGAGCGCCAGCGTGATGCCGATCTCATAGGCCTCGATCATGATGCGGCGTCCGTTGTGGCATCGCGGAGTACAGTTGCAATAGATTGGGCAACCTGCTGAGCGATGCCTTGAGCATGGGCGGCAGCCGTCGGGGACAAGAACGGACGCGGGGGGATGTTGGAGGTTCCGAGTTCCTGATCGACCGCCGCCGGGTCATCCGATCCGACGACCGCTCCGGTTGCGTCGGAGTGATAGCCGATGGAGGATTGTAAGGTTCCGGTTTGTCGCCAGGGCACCGCGTGATCGCTGCCTGATGTGGAAGATAAGGTGTCTTGGATCGCTTTCTGTAGCATCTGACCGGCGTTCGCCAACGCCACTTGTTCGGTTTCAATCATGTCAAGGCGCGCCAAACGGTCCGACAAGGTCCGCAGGCCGGCTATTTTTATCATGCCTTGTCCTTCCAGGTAACGCTGGACCAATCGAATTCCCGTCCATCGAGCGTGCCAATCGCGACGATAAAGGCGAGGCGCTCGTCTTCGGGTAGGGAGAAAGCGACGTCGAAAGGCACCCCGTTCCTGACCAGATAGAGGCAGTCGGTCAGATCGGGGTGCCGACTTAGTTTCCCGCGTTGGCCAGGGTTTCCGGGCTGCGCGGCGGGGACGTGGGATCCAGGGCCGCGGCGACGGCGCCGATTCCTAGATCGCCAAGTCGATTTACCAACGCTTCGATCTGCTGTTCGTTGCCTGGTTGTGGGATTGGAATATTGTCGATGGCGGCAACCGAAACAGCGAGCATGGCCATGCCTAGCCACCGGTCGTTTTGTGACAGCAAGGGGCCGGCGGACTTAAAGAGACGCAGGCGGTCGAGGGCGGTGAGGCGGCGGAGGCTGAGTTGGCGGCCTTGACCGTCCGTGATGATTGTCGCTGACTGCTGTGTGATGGTTTCTGAGGGGGTCATTATACCCTCTTACGGCGGGCAGCGAAGAATTCGAGCTTCTGCTTCACCGAGGCGTCGCCTTTCCAATGTCCCGCACTGATTAACTTGAAAGTAACACTATCGTATTGATAGGTAGAAACGGATCCATCCGGTTCAGTAACGTATTGGTAGAGCGCGCCGTAGTTGACTCGGTTGCCGTTGAAGTAAGATTGCTCCGCGCTGGCGATAAAATCGTCGACGGCGGAGTTACCGCGCTCAATTTCAAAACTGCCCTGCCAGCCCTTGGGAAGTTCGGCCGACATTTGGGTGCCATCCAGCCGATCGACTCGAACAGGCAATGTAATCTGGCTGCTCTCGAAGCCGGTGACGTGCGTGAGATCGACCCGGCCGGCTGGGCCGATGAGAACTAATTGGGTATCCCGGCCGATTGAAAAATTGTTGGTTGCCATTCGATTTTTCCCTTGCGGCCGCCGTTACGCCAATTGGCCGGCGGGGAGCGTCTGACGGGAGACCTGTACGGTCTGGCCGCCTTCCATGTTCACGATGAACTTCTCGTTGATTGCCTGATACTGGACCTGTGAATCAGACTGTACGTAACCCAAGCCAGTACGGCTGGCGGGATTGTTGGAGATATCGCAGATAACGCTGAAGGGGAGGCTGCCATCGTTGCTGCCGAGCAGGCCTTGGCTGAGCATGGCCTGGAGGAAGCTCAGCTGCGTGGCCCGGATGCGGCGGAATAACCCTGCATTGATGACCTGACCGACATAAAGTCCCATGCCGGCCGCGAGTGTGGCAGCGATATAGTTGGTCAGGCGCGTGTAGTTGTCGCCATTAGTGCCGGAATTGGTCGATGAATTGTGACCGCCGCGGACCCCCCAGAAAGTACCAGCCGGCTGTGGGTTGGTGATGAGGTCAATGCCCGCCCCGAGTAAGGCGGCGAGTTCGGCGGCGGAATAGGACGTATTCTGCCCAGAGCCTGGGGTGCCCGTCTTCTGGCTGCCAACGACGCCGTAGAGGTTTTTGTTGAGACTGGATTGCTCGGGCGAAAGATTGGCCAGGCGACCGGCTGCGAAGCCCTGCGGCGATACCAGGCGGATAATATTGTTGACCTGGTCAGACCACCAGAGCCAGTCGCCGAACATCAGCTTGGCGGCATAAGTGTCTAATCCGGCGGATTGCTTGACGGCGATGGCATTGATGATTGTGTCACCGGCTGGGCCGGTCAGGATCATGTAAATACCCTCTTGTAGTCCGAAGGCGGCTTGGACAGTCCATTGGGTGGGGTCATCCGCATCGGCGAGAAGGCCAAGCGAACATCCCTGCCCTCGCAGAGCGTACATTCCGCGACGCGGCGCGAGATCGGTGCCCGTCAGAATCGATGTGGTTGCACCGGTGGCACCATCGGTTCCAGCCAGGCCGGAACCCAGCGAAAGGCTGAACGCAGTGGGTGCTGCGGTTGCACCGCCGGCATTGACCGTTACGAACAGGGACGGGCCACGCTGGGAGCCCTGGCCCTGGTTGACCGCCGTTGCAAGTGCGAGCCAGAACGCGGCACCGGTTCCGGCAATATTGTCGAATACCTCCGGAGTAATTCCAGGCAGTGCCACTGTAAGACGCCAGGCCCCAGCACGAGAGCCAGGATTAAGAGCCAGTGCCACCAGGTTGCCGAGACTGCCGGAATATAGCGCTGTGAAGGCGACGGTTGTAGAAGGTATCAAAGCCGAGGCGGCGGTGTCTGTACCATCGGTCACGCGGACGCAACGGAAATTCTGTGCGCCTTGCTGCACGGCGGTAGCGATTTGTGTGCCGAGATCGAACTTGCGTGCCGCCACCGGGCCGAAGTTACGTGCGTAATCAGCCATCGTCGCGATAATGACAGGCTGGTTTGCCGGCCCCCAAGAGGCGGTTCCTACCGCGCCGATGACGTTGGTGGGGACGCCATTCAATACAAGGTTTTGAGGCGGAACAATCTGGACGTAAAGATCGGGGACAACCAAAGCTGTGGTGTTGATGCTGCCCTGCTGGACGATCGGCATGGGGATCAGGATTCCTTTTCAGACTCGTGCGAGCAAACCTTGACGACTTTGTCGACGTGCTCGCTGTTGAGGATCTGCTCAATTCGTGCGGCGTCGGTGATGGCTTCGCCGCGGACAAGGCTGGCGAAGGGCCTCATCACGACCAGATGCAATTTCATCGGAACTCCAGGACTATGCGGTGATATGCGAGGCGTTCAGGCCGAGGGCGCCGAACAGCATGGCGGGCAGGGTTTGGGTAAGGGTGGTGGCGTATTCGATGTCGTAGAGTAGGTCTCGGCGGTAAAGGGAGGCGCTCTCCGACTGATCCAGGATCGCGCCTCCCGTGAAGGTGAGTCTGGCGTGGGAACTGTCCGCAAGAAAAATGAACGGCGTTAAAGCGAACGCTAAGTCGATCGCGGCGGCGGTGGTGTCGCGTAAGGCCGGGCTCGGACACCAGCATGTGACGCGAATTGCCAAGCGCTGTCGGCGGATTTCCTGAATGGCGACGGTATCGACGGCGATCCGCGCGAGCAAATCATGGGCACCGGGAATATCGAACGAGGATCCCCGCAGATGGGCGATGCGAGAGACACGAATTTGCGCGGCAATGGTTGCCGCGACCAAAGCGGGTGTGTCGTTGGTTTGCGTTCGATAGGTGTAGGGCTGACCGTCGACACGCACGCCGATCAATTGGCCAGGGTCTGCTCTGCCGGTAAAGCTGACGGAGTTGTTGGATACGGATACCTGAAGGCCCGGTATTTCCGGAACGGAGTGCCATTCAGCGGCGAAGCGGTTGGTGGGGCGTGGTGGCGCGTTACCAGCGAAGACCGTGACATTGATGCGACCCTGCGCGAGATCGGCGTCTAGTGCGGCAGGGTTTGGCCAGCCGCGATAGACGCGGCAGGGCGGGCCGGGAACGCTTGGGCCATCTGGACCTTCGGGATAGAGTGCTGTTGCGACAAGGGTGGCGAGGGCGATTTCCGCGTCTGACTGATCGGCCATCAGGTGGTGGCCTGTTTCACTGTTAGGCGCCAGCCGAGCTCCGTGAGCTCGGAGCCGGAAACGATGGCGGTGCGGCCGAAATCGTCGACCATCAAGTCGGCGGGCCGCAGGATTATGGGAGATCCATCCCGGGCGGTGGCGGCCGGGAGAAGGATTGTCCAGGTGTCGATTGACGTGTCGGTTGGCAGATTGGCGGTGGGCTGGCCGGCACCGGAGGCGCCCAGAACGCTGGCGGGGTAGTTGGTGATCAGCGCTGTCGCGGTTTGAAGTGAAATGCCTCCGTAGGCGTTTAGCCCGGTCGAGTTGGGTGCGGCGGGTCGCACGAAACTGACGACCCGGTTGGTGTGGATACACAGTATAGGCAGGAGCTTCTGCTGCGCCGCGATAAACCAGATATCCTGGTCTTGCGTGAGGAAGTCGCCTGGTTGGGTGTAGGCACCGTCAAAGACGCCATGCCATATCGGATTGCCATAACTGTTGGGGCGGATAAATTTTCCATCGGGCGCGCTGAATGCGGCGTTCAGACGCAGGAAGCGGTTGGTTAGCGCCAGCGGGTCTGTGGGGCCGTTTGGCCGGAAAACGTCGGTGCTGCGGCCGATGTGGCGGGCGGTTATATTCAGGCCCCAGCTGATACGATCCTGGAGACGGGATTGTTCCATTATACCACCAGCGTTAGGGTGCCACCGGGTGCCAATGCGGAACCGGGAGGAATTCCGAGGAAGCCACAGAGGCGACGCCGCCAGTCGTCGAACAGGGCGGAGCGATCCTGGGTTTCGTTGCGGTTACGGGTCCAGATTGCTGCCTGATCGGTGTCCAGATTTTCAGCGGTGCGGGGGATGGCGGTTTCGAGGTCGATGAGGGTGCTGAGGTATCGGCGCAACACCGCTACTTCCGCGTCGGCAAGATTGTTCAAGCGGAATTCCAGTAGGCCGTATGCCTGATAGAAACGCCAATTCTGGAAACCTGCCGCACCGGCCCCGTAGGCGGGATAGCCACAGAACCGGCGGGCGTCGGTCTTTTCAGCATCCGTGAGTAACATCGGCGGGCCAGTCCTTTGGCGCAGATGAGAGACGACGGCGCGTTGCCGCGCCGTCGTTTTTCAGTG